AATCATCACATCACAACTGGAGTCACCACACCAACAGTTAGAACAGTAACAACGACACCAGTTTATACAAAGGTTTATACGAATGGTGCTGCTACTGAAGTAACAAATGACCCTTCAGTTATTGCATACGAGACCAGCACATCATACGCAGAGTATTATGCATCCAAAGATTACTTTGGACGTATCGATCAATTGGAAGTTCTTGATGGGATTAATGATGGTATCAATGGACTTCTGAATCACGAACCAACCGCAGGTAATCAAAGATTGAGAGTATTTGATAATAATAGATTTGTTCAATCTTATAATGCTGATGGTTACACTGCAGATTCCAAGATTTTCGGTGGTGGACTTGAGGTTGATATAACCAAAGGTTGGACTTTTGGTGCCCAGTATAATAGAATCAACATAAACCTCAATGGTGTAGATTCAAGGACACATCAGAATAAAAATCACTTTGGGATATTCAGTGAATTGAGAGGTAATACTTTAACTCTGAATACGAATGCTGCGATTGCAAACAGCAACTACAAATATAATAGAACAGTAGAAGGTGTCTTTAATAATGCTGGCGAAACATCTGGAACTGAGTGGTGGGTAAGCAATCGTCTTTATTTACATCTTGCAAAATGGTTACATCCATTCATTGGACATACTGTTCAGAATGTAAGAAGAAATGCTTACAATGAAACTGGTTCTATTCAGTCTGCAAGATCAGTTGAAGCATTTAATCAAACTACACACGTTGGTGAAGCAGGAGTTAAGTTAGAAACTCGTTTTGGTGGTAAGAAAAAAGATCTCTTTGGTGTGAGTTTAGAAGGTGCTTATGGCACTAATAATTCTTATGGTGTGACTGCTTCTTTAGATTATAAAGAGATGTTATTTGTCGAAGGTTCTTATGGAGTAGCAGATGGTGTAACTACCAATTCTGTTGCTGGAAAGGTTAAGTTTAGGTTCTAATTCCTAAATACTCAAGGAATAATTATTTTTAAGTGAGTCCACCATTATTTTCAAATACAATGGCTGATTCATCAAACAAAAGAGAAAGAGCTATGGGACAGTTAATTCGTGTTGCAATTTTGAGTTGGTCTGCCGCTCTCTTGACTGCTAGTTATGCAGGACTTCTTGCCAAAATGGATCCAACCTTTATTGCGACGGTATTTACTGCTTCTGCCGCAACCTTTGGTATTAATACACTGAAGAATGATAAACAGGAAGATGCCAAACGAGATTCCGAACCTGCAATCACAGCAGTTGAACCAACTCCAGAACCTGTCGAACCAACCGTTGGGGCAGTTGCAGAATCTGCAGCAACCGAAGGTTGCTCAACCTGTGGTTCAGAGAATGGAACCACCGATAATTCCGTACCTGTCGGAAGAGTCTAATCGGTTACCTGAAAAACCAACCATAAGGGGTTTGGCACTTCCTGTTATTGATATGCCAAACCCTTCATTAAATTATCCTGTGCTTGATGTTCCAACACAGGAAGAGTTTGATGCTGCCGTGAACGCGGAACAAAAAAAGAAAGAAGAAGAAAGGGAAGAAAAATCCAGAGGACTTCCTGATAGTAAACCCGTATTACCGCAGGTTCAAGTTCCTATTCAAAATAATCAAGATAATCGGAATATTTCCGATCAACCCACTACAAATAGTAATCTTGGCGTACCGCAAATTCAAGTTCCATTTGTTGGGTCAGTTCCAGTTCCTCCAAAAGAACAGGTTATACTTGCTGGCACCACTGCTACTGCTTCTGTTGCTGCGGCTCTTATTGGCAAATCTTTGGTGGAATGGATGGTAAAGAAAATGAAACCTGTAATTGAGCAGATATTTGTAAGAGGTAAGAAACTTTTGAATAAAGACCTTACCCCTTATGAACTTCAGGTTTATTTTGCTTTTGAAAAAACTGCTTCTCTTAAGAAAGTTAATAAATTACTCAAGAAAGAGCAGAAGGTAGAAAAGAAAGAACAATACAAAAGATTTCACTCAAAGTGATTACTTCTTACGCTTCGCATCTAGTTCAGCAAAGTTCTTGACTTTTGTACCACCATCATAATTCCAGGCATAACCGGAAATAATCATCTGCTCATTCAAGGATGTTGGTTCATCATTGATAAACAAGTGACCGATGATTCTACCATACTTTTCAGTAGAATCTGGAAGCTCAGTCTTAATTAGAATGTTTTTAGCACCTTCGCAGCGATGCTTCAACCATTCTTTCGCTTCAAGTCCATATTTCTTTTCATTCGTATCTGTAGTGCGTGACTCGGGAGTATCAACCCCAGCAAGGCGAATTCGCTTAGTGAGAGAAATATCAAATCCCAAATCAATATCAGCGTCAATAGTATCCCCATCGACTACTTTATGAATTTCTCTGATTCTGTAAATATAAGGATCTTTATCGGCCATTAGAAGGGTAATTTAAACTTCTCAGTATTTAGTTTGGGAATGGGTAATTTTTCAAATGCTTTGTTGACCTGCTTCTCTACAACAGCACCAACAAACTCTTCTGGATTATTCAGAATTTTTTGCGCCTTTTGATAAGTCAAATAGGCACCATAAGCAAGTACTCCACTAATTGTCAGACTCGTCGCTGACAGAATGAGTGCTAGGTTCTTCATTTTGCATCTCCAAATATGCTAACCTTAATATGTAGTAAATGATATATGCAGTAAAAGCAAGACCAGAGGAAAGAATAGTAGCAACTCCCCAAGGAAACTCATTCATTTTTTACCTTCCGTACATTCATTAATTTTTTTAGTTCCAGTATATACTTTATATTTTCCATCATTCTTCATCCATCCACAACCAATCAACCATTCTTTTGTGAGTGGAGTTGGTTCTACTCTTTCCCACAAAGATCCAAGAGTACACATTTCAAGGTAAGTTGCAGTTTCTCCAGAATTTTGTTTCGCAACATTTGCATCAGATTCCCAAGCAACTGCTGCACCTTGTCCTGCAAGTCCATAAACTCTTGCTGTCATTTCTCTAATAAAATCTGGAATATCTTTATCCTGATGAACCTGGGCTATCCAAGATGTTTGAATTCCTCCACCCATACAGTCTTGAACTGTATGCCATCCTTCGTGTCTAAGTGTTTTTATAAACTCTCTCTTATCATCCAATAAATCTTTACGAATAAAAAATCTATTAAAGTTTGGTTTATAAATTCCGTTTGTATTATGTGGAAAATATCTTTCTTCTGCAATATAAAAACCAACTGTTAATTTATCAAGTGCAGTTAAAATCCTTTTAATTTCTTCCTTATAGTCTTCTTGTGCCTTTCCAAAATCATAATCTGGTGTAACTCTTTTGATGCCATTGGCACATTCCAGAAGTATCATACATCCCATTGCATCCATACTATAATCTTTTACTACTGGTTCAGCGATTGCTGGTAATGATAAAAACAAAGAAGCACAAACTGCTAATAGTTTTTTCATTCTCTTCCCTCTTGTTTATGTATCCAGACCTTCAAATCTTTAACATAATTTCTTAATATTTCCGCTTGTGATAAATGCCATGCGTCTTCAGTTTTTACATAATTCTTGATGTGTTCATCAACAGCATCAAGACACTTTTTAATTATAGGATTCCAAGGTTCCCGAACGGGAGTATTCCATTCTCTTGGCATAATACCTCATTTTTTCTTACCACCATTTTTTGCTTTTTTAGCAGTAGCGTTACCTTGATTCTGTTTGGGCTGCTTTCCCCCAGAAGAACCTTTCTTACCTTTGTTTGCTGATTTTGCCATTTAACTGTTGCGGTAACTTAGTATTTATTGAATTTACTGGGTCAATTGTAACAATTTTTGGTGGTTGTATTATAATATCCGCACATATTTTTGCATAAGGACTATTTGGATGAAAATCAATTCCAGATTTCTTTGCTTCACCACACTTGATTAATCGTACAAGTTCAAAATCAAGTCGTGCTTTATCTGCTTCTGCTTGTTGCCTTGCAATTTCTACTCTTGCTCTTGACTTACAAAGTTCCTGTAAAGAACCATCTAATGGAAAATTAAATCCTAAGGATATACCACCATTTCCACTATATGACTGATATGATGTTGGGTCTTTGTTTCCATTTAGATTGCCCAAAATGAATGGGGCAACACTCATCGTAGGTCCCTGGCATGATACGCCACTACCGAATGTATTAAGGGCGTATGGCCCCTGGAGGACTTGTACTGCTTGGTTAGTAACATTTCCAGTGGCAGAAGCACTAGGCCCAGCAATGTTAGTATTACTAGGAGCCTGTTGAGCAAATACAGAAGTTCCATATAGTATTACTGAGTAAAGACAGATATGGAGTTTGTTACTGAGTCTTCGGTAGTTTTGCGATCTATCCATGTTTCTTTTGCCACTCCAGGAGTCAGATAAGTCTCACTAAATTGGAATGGAGCACCTTGAGTTTGAATGGTGTAATTCATACCAGGAGCAGGAGTTCCTGGTATATTAATGTTGGTGCCAGTTACTGTATAAGATGTTCCAGTAGAGTATTCTATTTGTTTAATTGTTTCAATCACTTCAGTATGAGTTTTTGTCTCAGAAGTAATTGTCCCACTGGTAAAGTTGGGAGTTACTGATCCAGCATATGATGGACTTATAACTCCCAGAACTGCAAGCAGTCCGAGAGTTATGTGTTTCACTTGAATACGCTCAATTCTACGCTACGTTGTGCAGTTGCAGTTGTGCCTGCTCCACCAGCGGTTACAGTAGGAACTCCTGTTGGTGATAGAGTCCCAGCAAGCGAACCTTTATCTCCTGCTAACTGAGTAACAGAATCTCCATAAAGATTGGGAGAAGCGATAACTCCATTAGATACTGATTGAGTAGTTACATCAGTATCAGCAGTGCGCTTGGTTTCGGAAAAACTAAATGCCTGACCTGCAGTGTTGATATCATAAGAACCAGAAGTTCCAACACCACCAAAAGTATTTGCTTTTACATTTGTACCAGAGACTGAGTATTCTCCTCCAAGTCTCACAGATTGTACCGCAGCACCCTGAA